TTCGCTGTGTTAGCCACCATCGTAAAATTCCTGTTTCGTATCTCGTTTGACGTGTTCCGTTTGACGCGGAGACTAAATACCGTCGGACAGTGTCAGCACTCCGGCGTTCGACCACAGACCACCGGAGATCTGAGGATCGCTGGTCGGCAGGCCGGTGATTTTCAACACCACCCCGTCGAAGGTGAATTTCACGTCCCCGGTCCCGCCGGAACCCGTCCCGAATTCCAGTGTCCCGTCGTCCAGAACGTGGACCTTGCCGCCGATCCGCCAAGCGGCCCCTCCCTGTTCTTTATAGTTTGAAACGTTCGCGCTCATCGTTCTCTCACTGCGTGTTAGGAAACCAAAAACAGCCCCGGGGCCCCTCCATGAACCCCGGGACGAAACAGCCGCGATCAGGCCATCGTGATAACCTTGATCGCGGTGGGGCAGGTGATGGCGCTGCCGCTGCGCATGTACGCGCGGACGCCGATCTGACCTGTCCCTTGGTACAACTGATCCAGCCATTTCAAGCGGATCGGACCGACCTCGTTGAATGCCAGAAAATTGAAATCGCCGGCGGCGATCGCCTTCTTGCCGGTCGACGTATCGGGCATCTGCGAGGAGGTCACGATACGCATTCCCTGGATCGTCATCGCCCCGTCGGCGAAGTGATGCAACAGGTAGTGCCCATCCCCGGCCACCAGCGTCTCGATCTCGCCGAGGGTCGTGGAATTCATCACGATCCGCGCGTTCGGCGCGCCGCGGTAGACCTCGTCAATCGCCGAGGTCAACTGGATCACCTCCGACGCGGTGACCTCCGTGGCGCTGGCGGCCGTCAAGGCCGACGTCGCGCCCGAGGCGATCCCGCCCGGCTGGCTCGATCCGGTCCCTTGGCAGGCGTAATACTCCTGCCCTCGCCAGAGTCGCGCACCGAGGATTTCCCCGATGTACTCCTCCATGTTGAACTGGGCGTCTTCCATCAGCTCTTCGCTGATTTTGAGGATTTTCGAGTCCAATTTGTAGGGCGTGAGGTCCGCCTCGGCGAAGACCGGGTCGGTGCCGCCGGTGGAATCGCCTTCTTCCGCGACGACCGAGGCGTAGTTCGCAGTGTCGTTGTTCGTGGGAATTTTGAACGGTTCCCCGGAACCCCGCTTCATCACCGTCCCCAGGCTCCGGAGGATGCCGTAGCGATCCCGGGCCTGGACGAGCCGGCCGACGAGCCCGGCGTGGACCGTGTAGCCTCCCTCGGAGCCCGTCCCGGTCTCCAGATCGCGGGCGATGACGATTTCGTTCGACCGAGGGGTGATCCCCCGCGCCCGCATGAGTTCGACGTCCCCGTCCAGTTCGCGGCCGCATTTGTAGCGGAGCCAGGCCGCGACCCCGTCACCGGGCCGCGGCTCGGGGATGGAGGCGGCCACGCGAATGGTTCGCGGTTCTGGCACACCCAAATTTTTCCCGTCGGAACCGCCCGGCAACGACGCGCGGGAAAAGGCCTCGCTCCGCTGGGCCGCCTCGCGGATTTCGAGTTCCAACTCGATGGCGCCGCGCGAGGCGGCCAGGTCCGCGACCGCCCGGGACCACTTCTCCGTGGTCTCGGCGGAAAACGTCTCCTTACCGTCCGGATGGTCGGCTTGGATCCGCTTCATCTCGCCCACGGCCTGGTTGTACTTCTCCAGCGCCTGCTTATAGCTGAAGGTCGCTTCCATGATCGTCCTCGTTCCTATATATACTTTTTCGAATCACTCACGTCTGACGGCCGCGGCGGCGTCTTAGAACGCGATCCACGGTCGTCGGTGCAAAGGGTGGCCGAACTTGGCGGCCGCGCGATTGTCTCTTTTAGTCGCTCTTGCTCTCGCTCTTGCTCTCGCTCTTGCTCTCGCTCTTGCTCTCGCTCTCCTTGACCCGGACGAGGAGTCGCTCGGCGGCGAGGATGGTCTCGTCCACCTCGTTTCGTCCCGCCTCCAGCTCGCGGCGGAAGGTCTCGTAATGCGCCTCCGCGGCGGCCGCGCTCTCCCGGTCCCGCAGCACGCGGACGCCGGCGGCGGCGAAGGCTGGCGACGTCACCGGCCCTAGGTCGACCACCGTCTTGCACTGGACGATCGTACGGACCGTTTTGTCCCCTTCCTTGGAGTAGCGAATTCCGCTCGCGTCCAAGGCGACAATCGCCTGGAAGGAGGAGCCCGGGATGTCCCCCCGCTCGATCTGCAGCGCCAGGTCCTGGGCGAATCGCGTCGGGGGCAGGTCGCACTCGTAGGCCAGGCCCACCTCGTCCACCGAGAGCCGCAGCGTCGCGTTGGCGGTGCGGCCCAGGACGTAATCGTCCTGGTGGTTGAAGCAGCAAACGACGTCGTCCCGCTCGATCCCATCGAACGCCCCACGGGCGATCCGCTCCACGATCCGCTCGCTCGCCTGGTATTCGGTTCCCGGATCGCCGGCGGCGTAGAACACGGCCCCATAGCCGCCGATCGTCGCCACTCCGGTCTCCGCGTTCCGTTTGATCGTCAGCGGGGCCGGGTGAAACAGGGTCACTTTATGCTGCATGGTTTTTCCTTTCGGTGTCGAAATAGTCCCCGAGCGTGGCATCGGCGGCGAGGGCGGCCGCGTCCTCGTCCGCGAGCGCCTCGTAATCCAGGATGAACGCCGCCAGACGCTCATAGGCCGCTTGGCGAGAATTCATCAACACTCCCAATTCCTCATGGAAGGCGTCGCGGATCGGGACGTAGCGGGGCGCCGGTTTCGTCCGTTCGTGGTTGAGCCGCTTCACCAGGCGTCTGGCGAAGAGCCCGCGGAGTTCGGCGATCCGCGCGTCGTCGCGGGTCTTTTCCGGTGGTCGCGGTCGACAAGTGCTCCGCGCCACCGGCTCGGTTTGCGCCTCCACCATGTTCATCGGCACCAAGAACTCGTCGCCTCCGGCGTAGGCATTGAGGTTGAGGACCGCGCGTGCCTCGTTGCGCGAGAGGATGCCGTTCTGGATGTCCGCCGCGAGGACCTCGTGCGTCGTCTTGACGTCCGCCTGAAGGAAGGCGTCCCGGTCGAATTCCACGCCGTGCGATTCGTTTTGTTTCTGCTCTTCCGTCAGCAACTTCTGAAAACATTCGTTCTCGATCTCCACGAGCCACGGGTTGAGACAGTCGTCGAGCATCGCCCGGTTCTCCTGCTCAAGGCTGGCGTAGGAGGTGTTTTTGTCGTCACCCAGTTTGTGCGCCGGGAGGTTGAACCAGTTCGCGATTTCCTTCCGCGAGAATGCCCGGCTTTCGAGCAGTTGTGAGTCCCGCGCGTTGACGTCGAGCACTTCAATATCGGCGGACCCGGTGAGGATCGCCGGCTTGTGGAAGTTCTGGTTTCCGGCGTGGTATTCGCTCCACTGTTGGAGGAACCGCTCACGCGACTCCTTCTTCATCTCGGCCGTCGTCTTGATAATGATCGGGGGAATAGCGGCGTTCTCGAAAAATTTGTGCGCGTAGGTATTGATCACGTTCGCGCGGGCGAACGAGTCGGCCGCGACGGAGACGACGCTATAGCCCTGCATCCCATCGAACCCCAGCCCGCGGACATGCAAAACGCGCGACGGGTCGACGATCTCCTCCCCCACCTTGTACCAGAGCCGCCCATCGACCAGCACCGGAGCGACGACGCCCGGGTCCATCGGGTGCAGCCCCAGCGGCCAAAACGTCTCGGGATCGCGGTCGATCCAGCAGTAGCCATTTCCACGGAGCAGCGCATGGCCAACGAGCGTCCGTAATAGTTGCGAGGCACTCAGGTAGAGCTGGGGATGCGCGGTGCGGCGCAAGAGCGAATAGGCCGGATGCTCCACCGCGCGGCGTTTCCCCCGGTCCAACCGCTGGTGGACCCGCAGCGGGATCGTCGCGATCTTCGCGCTGATCAGGTTGACCGCGCGGTAGACGCAGTCGTGATTCAGCGGACCGACGCGGAGGCGGTCCGAATCGTCCACGCCGGAGACCACCGAGACGGCGATTCCGGTCAGGGCACGATACGGTCGCAAAAACAGCGAGGCCAACCAGCTCATGTTCCGTGCGTTTTCATGTTAAAAGTACAGTTGCGGCTCTTCCGGCTCCTTGTCGCCGAACAGACACCCGGCGAAGGCCATGATCGTGGCGACGGCGGCGTCGATCTTCCCTTTCCCTCGCTTGTCCGGCATCCATAAATCCTGGCTCGTCCGCTTGACGGCCAGGTTGCCGACTTGCCAGGCCAACACCGGATCGCCGCCGTGGCGGATCCGTCCC